TGCATCATTTGCGTCCAGTCATCCTCGGTCATATCCTGCCTTTGTTTCAGAGGAACAAAGAGAAGTTCTGTGCTGCCCTTCTCCATCTTCACATTGTCGGTGTTGTTCGGGCCAGCCTCAAACGTGATAGACCACCCGTCAGTTACGCGGCTCAAACTGGATGCCGTGGTCACCTGAGTAAGGCTCAATGTGGTCGCTTCTCCCTTCCCAAATAGCGTCAGGAATACCCTCGGGAAATGCCGCGCACGCCCGCTCGCCGTCGTGGTAGTGCTTGCATTGGAGGCATATCGGCAACAGGAAACTCATATCACTTCAGCCCCATAGTTTGCTCAAACACTGTGCGCAGGTGCGGTGACAACATCTTAGAGCGATAGGTGCCGCGCTGCAATTCCACGAACGCCTCGGACAACGCTTCATCCCACGAACTTGAGGCATACGCACTGAATAGGTTCATCTGCTCTTTGGCAAAACGCTGCCACTGCGAGCTTACAGAACTGACGGGAATACCTGTCGGCATTTGCCACTCTATGCCATGCGCCGCTTCGTGGAGTGCTATGTCGGCACTGCTACGGCAACTCGTGCCAGCCACAAACTTCTGCTTGGCAATCGCCAAGTCGATACTGCCGTCACTGGCGAACAGGCTTACCACGTCACCTGCCGCGTTCACTGCTTCAAGTTCTTCGGCTTTCTCGCCAAGGACGTATATCATATCTTCAAGGCCGGGCTTGCCAACCTCTCGCGGTCCTATCTGCATGGTGTGGGTAAGGATACGGCCCTCATCATCAACGATGTTTGCCGACAGCCGCCCACCGTGCCGCGACCACATTTCCACCTCGTCAATAACCACCGTCTGTCCGTTGGCCTCCAAGCGCCCCATTGCATGGGCCACTTCCTCCAGCCGATTCGCCTTGTCCTGCGCTGATACTTCCCACCCGTATTGCTCGAACCCGGCTTCGTCATACTTGACCGCCACGCCGCGTTCGGCAAACCACTTCTCTCCGTCTTCTGGCGTGGCGAAAGAGGGTGACGCACTCGGCGCAGCCGCAGGCGCGGGCGGCGCTATCGCTCCTCGGATCGGCGCGGCGCTTGTGCGCGCTGCCTCTGTCAAGGGCTGGTAACCTCCGAGCCACGGTTGCGCTGGCAGGTCTGTCTCGTCGTCGATAACCGGCAACTCGTCGCACCGGCAGTTGCACACGTTTCCTGCGCTCGCCCCCGGATCGCCGGGGTGTTGCATGGCCTCGCCGCCAACGTCGAACGCGTCATCTATGCGCCGAACCTGTCCGTGCGCGGCGGCGTGGTCCGCGCGGGTCTCGCTATCCAGCAGCGTCAACCATTGCTTCTTCTCCACGCCATTCTGCACATACGCTTCATGGCCCACGGTGCCCTGCGCGACGAGCGTTTCCGTCCGCGCGATGTTCTCCGCACGTCCAGCATACGTTCGCGGGAATATTTTGTCAATGCGTTTCGCGACTTCTCGCGGCCCCTGGCCCTCCGTGTAAAACTCCCGCGAGAGAGTATCGCGCAGGTTCTCGAGCATCGTCTGCGACACTTCGCCAGTGATCTTGACGCCACGCGCCTGCAACTCATTGAGGAGTTTCGGGTCGCGCAGGTTAAAGACGAAGGCCTCGCCCGCCGCCGCGTTCCACTCCTCGCCTCGTGCCAAGCGTTCGCGGAGGGTCTCGCCCTCGCGGTTTGCCACGGCCTCTGTGCGTCGCGCTGTGAACGGTGCCGAGAGCGCCGCAAGTATCGCATTCACTGCGCCCTGTCCGCCGATGTTCCCGGCCTTCAGCGTGAACTCGTCCAGCGTCTCGCGGAGGGCAACGGCGTCCGGCGGCACCTCGCGCCGCAGGGTCCGCGTCAGCGCCCTCTCACTTGGCGCGTAGTCCAGTGTCTCTAACCACCGCTTGATGTCCTTGTGCCACGGGCTTATCACCCGGCGCTGCAACGCCCTCGCGAACTTCACCTCCAGCGCATCGAGTTCCCGTCTCAGCTCAAAAGGGCGCACCGCCTCCTGGCGTCGCGCTTCCTGCGCGGACTCTTCGGTGGCTTCCTCTTCGTCGGGCGCGGGCGGGATTGCGGCGTCTGCCTCGGGCACGTCCACGCCGCCCTCGTCCTCGGCGGCCTTGCCTTCCATCTTTGTCTGCGGCGGGTACTGCTCCTCCATCACCTCGGCAATGTTATTGGTGCCCAACGCCACGTAAGCTTGATAGCTCGCTTCCTGCTGCTCCACAATCCCTGCTGCTACTGCCGCAGGCAACGCCGTCAACAGCGTCGCGGTAGACTCCGGCGTGCGTGGCTGCGCAGGCGGCATGTTTATGTCAATCGCAGTGTCTACCTTCAGCGGCAAGCTCACGAACGGGGCGCGGGTCTCAGCACGGACGCGGCCAATCGCGAACTGGCAGAGGTCATTCCACGTCCCCCGATACATCGCCTGCCTGTCGTCGATGCGCCAGATAGCCGGGAGTTCCATTGCAGTTGCCGTTGCCAAGTTACCGGAGTTGCCCTGAATGGCGACCTTCCCGTTACGCCGGGTCACGAAGAATCCGGTCGGCACTTGATAGCACCAGACGGTTCCCTGATATACCTCGCGGCTTATGTTGCGGGGAACTACGCCAGCTTCTCGACGCGTTGAGCCATTAATAGCCCAGATGCCATCAGCATGTTTTGCGATATTCGCTTGCCACCCCAACAATAACGCCGCCACTTGGAGCCCGTCAACGAGTTCCTTTGACATAGACTTGTAGCAGATATTGTTTCCGTTCTTGCCGTTCCTCGTGCCGTCCCCCTTTACTGCTGCGTCCCATAGGCGCTCCAACACACTGATAGGCCACAGCGCGCTCCCGTCTGGTAGCCGCTTCGTATATGAACCAGTTCCGCATTGTTCGCGGAGCCACGTCCAGAGGCGCTTGTTCTGGAAGTTGAAGTTTATCACGCCGTTGCAGTCCAGTTCATGCACTGCCCACGGGAGGCGCTCAAGCAGAGCCCGAATATCATCAGCGTCCGCGCCGGGCTTCTGCGCGATGCTAATGCGGTAGAATATCCGCTTCTCGCGCTTGCTAGTGCGCTTGCGCAGGACGGTTCGGGGATCGCCATTCTTCTTCAACGGTCCCAGCGTACTTCCCTCAGAGACGAACCACCCGAGGAATGTTCCCACGTCTTCAGGCGATACCCCCTCAAACAGCGCCGCGCCCTCTGGGTCATCAGTAAATATCGTGGAGCCCTGCACCGCGCTATCAGGCGCAGTGCGGAATGACCACCCCGCACTCCGCGAATCCAGCGTATTTGCAGGCGTGACATTGTACCCACGGTCGAGTATCTCCGCGCCGCCGTCTGCTATGCGCGGACGCCCCGCCTTTCCTTCGGGACGAGCCCCCTCGGGCGGCAGGCGTTTTGACTGGCTGTTCGGGCGCGCAAGCATACGGTGGTCTTTTGTCACGGCAATATCCTGCGCCCGCGTCGTGATATGGACGATCTCTTCGTCCACCTCAAACTCGTGAAGCTCAATGGGTTCCTGCCACTGAATTTGATGCTGCCCCGGATGGTAGCAGGCTATGCGCGTGCCGTCCTCCACGTCCTTGTAATTGCGCCAGCCGTCCTCCGTCAGCACTTCCGTATCCGCAGTGTAACAGGACGAGTCACCGTAGAAATGCTCGCCGAACCCGAACGGGCGGATCGCCTCAAGCAGCGTCTCGCGCGAGGCCCCTGTCAAGTTCGTGCTGCCTCCGGTGCCGACGTTGACCGGCGTCGTCTTCACGTTCTGGTTCTCGGCCAGCACCGCCGCGTCGCCGGGAGGAGGCGTCTTCATCTGGTCTGCCATTGCCTTCAGCGTCGCCGCGCTCTTCGTCGTGACCTGCCGCTGCCAGGCGAACATCGCCAACGCCTTCGTGAGCGTCACGAGGCTACGCACTGACCGCGCGTGCGCCTTCGACCAGTCGCTCATACGGTGCGCCTCGGGGACGCCGCGCAAGCCGAGGGTGTTCGTCTTCACCTGGTATAGCGCCGCGTCCTCCTGCAAGTTAGTCCCCGCCTCTGCGAACAGCACCTCTGCCGCGTCGTCTTCGCGCTCCTCTGCCTCCATGAGCCACGGGGCATAGCGCCAATCGCGGTAGTACCAGACGACCGTCTCCGTCGCGGGCGTATACTGCCCCGAGCCGACGTTCAACACCTGCGGGCGGAACTCCCGCCGATACATTACGGGCTTGCGGCGGTTCTCCGGGTGCGTTATCACCTGCGTGATCTCGCCCACCGCGAGGTCGGCGACCTTCACCTGGTCATCAGCGTCGCTGGTATGCAGTGAATACCACTTCTCGCCTTCGACTATGAGCGCGAGGTTCAGGAGTATCTGGGCCTCGCGACCGAAGACGCTCAGCTGATTATCCGGGTCCTCCCAGAAGCGCGTGACGACCTTCTCCACGCGGCTGTCCGTCGCGGTCGGAGTGCCAATGCCGCCGCCGAGCGCGCCCGACTGGAGCAGCATCGCCGCCTGCCCGAGCGTGGGGTCATTCTCCCATAGCACGATGCAGGTGGAACGGATGTCTTCGAGGTCAGACGCGCTGATGTCCATAGCGCCTGCACCACCACCGCCGGTCAGCGACAGCCAGCCCTCGCCCTCCGCGTCGAGTTCGCGCTTGAGGTTCGCGCTGACGGCCTCTGCCACGCGGGAGAGTTGCGCCTCCGCGCGGTAGTAAGCGTCGGAAGCGGCGCGTTCGGCGTCAGTGGGCTCGTGGACGGGCTTGCTACGGTCGAATATGCTCATAGTAACCTCAATTCGCGCTCTGTGCGAGCGGCGAGACGGCGGAGCCGCCCCTTCTCTGCACGTTGCGAATCGCGCCATCCCCAGAGGTGACCTTCCTGCTTGTTCAGCAGAAACGGTGTGGGCCTGTCGGCGCGTGCGGGTGTACCGTTGTCTTCGCTCATAGCTGCCTCACTTGGCTACTCTGGTCCGTCGCGGTCGAGCAGGTCTTCGCTGATGCACGCGTTGCGGACAAGTCTGCGGGTTGGTTCTCCTCCAAGAGGAGCCTCATCAAGGCCCGTTTCTTTGAGGTGCTTTTGCACCCGCATCCAGCACCGCCGCCAGCCGCGACTTCATCTCGCGCGTGGCCTCGTCGCGGGCTTCGCATTTCAACTTCTCCACTGCCATGAGCCAAGTCTCGCGTCCTCGCCCTCCAACAGGCAGGCATACTGCACATGCGGCATTCGCGAGTTCACCATGAAGCTCCTGTTTGTAGGCCAGTGCCTTTGTGAGCGAAGTCTGCATGTGCGCCTTCTGCTCGTGCAACTCTGCGACCTCCGCCGCTGCCTCCGCTTCCTTCTGCGCCTGCAACACCTGCCACTGCGCGTCTCCCGCCGCCTTCATCGTGATAGTCTCGCTGCTTTCCTCAGGCGTCACCGTCGTCTCCGTGATCGTGAAGTTCCTCGGCACTGCGTCTACCGCGTCCTCGATAGCCTTCCACTGCGCTGCCTCTGTGTAGTCGGTCCTCAGTGTTACCGCGTCAGCAGTGGCAATACACTCGGCGACGAACGTCGCGACGCGAACGCACAGTGCTTCGTCCTTTGCGCTGGTTACTGGCAGTTCCGCGTAAGCTATCGGTTCCCCCTCGTGCCGCATGACAACCCGCGCCCCCGTGTAGGTGCGCGCTATCCTGCCTCTCGGCGACAACACTTCAAGCGCCACCGGCCACTCCACGGTGATGATGTAGCCCTTATACTCAATCTGCTTCTCCATCAGTCACGGCCTCCCTTTGCGGCTTCGCTTCATCGCGGTTGCGACCTCACTCGTCCATCCAACCCCCGAATTCGTCGTCCACCCAATCCTCGAGGACATCCTCAATCCCGATAGTATCCTGCTCCTCAAACTCCAGCGGCGTGAACGCCAGTGCGCCCGCGTCCGCCTCGTCCGGCGACGGCAGGCCCCGCGCGCGCATCGAGTCCTTACTCTCTATCTTCACGCGGCCCTTCGCGTCGTATCCGTAGCGCATCCCCGATACCTGCGCAGTGAGCCGGTCTACCTCCGCGCCGGTCGCCGCCACCACCAGGTCCGGGTAACCGTTCCCCGCCTCAGCATACTCGCGCAGGTTCCAGAACATTTCGGCGCGCTTGTTGGCGAAGCGGTCGCGGTCGATTGCGCCGCCGCCGAACTGGACTCCCACGTATCTGACTCCATTATCACTGCGAGCGTGGAGAATGTCAACCGTTCCGCCACCTACGCCGCCCGCGTCCACTGCCACGAGGACTTCACCGCTGCCCTTGTGCGTGTGCGCCAGACGCCGCGCTGCTTGCGCTGCGAGGCCCGCCACCTGCGTCGCGGGGGTATCACCGGGGTATGAGGTCAACGAGGTGAGCGTCGTGCCCACACGCTCCGCTATGGACGTGCTGTCACCGCCGAAGCGCGCTACGTCAACGCCGACCTGGAGGTTCCCTGTCAGCGGGTCGGGGACTTCGCGTTGCCGCGCGCCCTCCATCCACGCAAGCGGGACGATCACCGCCTCCGCGTCCTCCGCCGGGAACTCTGCAAGCACCTTCGCCTGATAGAGCGGCGTGTCCTCGCCCCACGTCGCCTTCGCTTCCTCTACCCACTCGCAGCTCGTGAGGTGCGCGGCCAGCACGGCAGATACGTCCTCACCTGTGAAGTTCGGCGTGGAGGAGGCGGGTATGCTAATGCAGTGGTAGCCGAGTTGGGGCTTCTGGAACGCGTCGTAGAAACGCCCCGCCGGTCGAAGTGGGTTGCCAATGAGGAGTTCGCGGTATTCGCCGCCAGTGCCGAGGGAAGCGATGGCGTCGTAAATATCATCGGGCACGCCGGACGCTTCGTCCACGATGACCATGAGGTGCGGGCTGTGTATGCCCTGAAACTTCTCCGACTCGTTCGTGGAACGCCCGTAAGCCTCGTGACCGGGGCCGAACCGCAGGGAAGCCTTCATGCACTCGCCTGCCTGCTTGATGTCGGCGATGCGCAGTTCCCCCCATGCGAGATTGACTTCTTTCCAGAGTAGCTTCTCTACCTGGTTCCACGTCGGGGCGGTGGTGATGACCTCTGCGGGGTGACGCGTGCTGAGGAACCAGATAGCGATGCGAGCAGCAAGCCAGGTTTTTCCTGGCCCGTGGGCCGACCGCACCGCAACGCGCTTGTGCCGCGAGACCGCCTGTGCCACCTCGCGCTGCTTCGACCAGAGTTCCGTCCCGAACGCGAAGGGGAGGAACTCGTCCGCGTTGTCGCGAAAGCGCCTGCCACGGGCGGCCTGCTCGGAGGTCGCGCTGCGCTTGCGGTTAGCTGGTCTCGTGGCCGTCGCCACCGTGTCTACTCCCCTCCGCTATTTTTGCGCCCCAGAAAGCCTCGCGCTCAAGACATGCCCTGCGGGCCGCGTCGTTCTCCGCAGCCCTCGTCCTGTAATCATCAGCTTCTTGGCGAGCGACTCGCATATTGCGTCGCCACTCAGCGCGTTCCTGCTCGGTCATAGAAGGGTCGCCGCCTCTTTCGCGCAATTTGGAAACCCAAAAGTGCCGCTTCTCTGCCAAGACCTCCCGCGCAACACTCCTCCACAGTCCCCACAGTATCACGTTGAAGCCCAGCGATATGCCCAGCGCGATAGCCAGCCACAGAACCGTTGCGCTCATACCGGGTCGCCTCCCGCCTCGGCGTTCATCAGGAGCGCGAGTTCGTGAATGGCCCTGGATACCCGCGTCTCAGATGTCCCGCCAACTCCCCATATCGGCACCATCGGGGTGTGAACGCGGGCGGCATTTAGACACGCTAACTGATACTCAAAGGCCGATATATCATTTGCGGTTGTTGGGTTGGGGTGCCGCGCCCGCAGTTGTTCTTTGTTGGCAACAGCCTCCAGCACTTCCCTCCGCGTCATCATCGGCTTGTCCGGCCACCCACGCTCCTTCGCGAAGGTCACGGCGGCGTCAAACCACTCGTGGGCAGCGCGAGCGCGAGAGATCAACTCCTTCAATTCTTCGGGTATTTTACTCCAAAACGCCCGCTGGGGAAGTTGCCAGTTCTTGCAGTCTTTTAGCGCCTCCCATGCCTCCTCTGCGTCCGCGAACTCGTGCTTGAAAGCCTTCTGCTCACTCATCGCTTGCGCCTCCCTGTCCGTCCTTCGCTGCTTCGCTATCCGCGTCCTCCGCGTCCTCGGCCTCCCACTTCTTCACCGC